CCATTGAGCGTAGACGCATCAAGATAATACCAGCCGGATTCCAACGCATTATTGGCATCGTCAATGTGGCGCGGATTTGACGTTCCCAGACCAAACCCGCCAGGAGCCAGATTTTCTCCGCCGCGTACACACTCCAACAGCGTCAGCGGGAAAATGTTCTTCCCATTCTGTTGCAGCTGTGCCGTGCTCCCCGCATTCGCGAACGTCGGCGCCGTCTTGGAGTACGTCCAGTTGCGCGTCACCGTCACCACACCGCTGCCGGGGTTGGTGGATGCCGTAATCTTGATGGTGCCGCTTCCAGTTGGTAAGTCTATCACGGGAATTCTGATTGTGGCGCCGTTGGTGGCCGTGAACGTTCGGGTAGTTCGTCCAGTAGATTCCGTAACCGTCAAAGCACTGGTTCCGCTGGAGGACACCACATACTGCACATCATTTGTGAGAGTGCCCAAGCTGCCATCGGACCCGGAAATTACCAGAATGGAAACAGGAACTACATCAACAAGGGAACTGATTGTATATTCGCCATATTTTCCATTGGCGCCAGACTTTACCCGATACTGAACCGATTCCCAGGTCCCGGCAGTTTCAGAAAAAGTCAAATCGGCTCCAGAATACACCTGCACCCAGTCAGCGTCCGTGTTTGCTTTGCGCTCCAGAATGTAGCCGTCAGCGCCGTCCACAGCAGACCAGGAGACTGCAAGCTGTTTGCCCTGCATAGCTTGAACAGGGACAGTTATCGCATGTGGAGGAGCAGACGCCAGAGAGAGTGTCCCATCGTCAGTTACGCTCAATGTGGAAGGGACGGTAAAAGCGGGGCGGCTGCCAGCTTCTGCAGTAACGCCAGTCGAATCAGAACTTCCACCTGCATATACAAAAAAGGCAGATGTGAGATAAGATGTATTTGGTGTTCGAGTCCATTGCGAATTCGTTTCCCCGTTCAAAAAAGCTTTTTGCAAAATCGATGCGATAGGAAGAATATTTCCCTCAAAATTTGCATCAGCCGGGAGCGTAAATCCAAGCTCTGTTCTGGAAAGTTGAAAAATCGCTCGTTCTAATGTGCTTAATGTTTTATCTCCGTAACCAATGGTATATTGAAATTTTGTGGTCCCAATTACCGTCAGAAAATCAGAGTCCAGAAGATTCTTGTAATCGCTGTTGAGCCAGCTATCAAGTGCGCTAGAGGCGTATGTATTTACCTGAACGCTATTCCATACCCGATTATCATAGCATTCCTTCCGCACTAACAGCGTCCGTCCGGCTCCGTTTAAACCGCTCTCGTAATCATGCTTCGCCACATAGAATTCCACCGGGGAACCATTCTCATTGAGCTTTACCAGTGTGCCGACGGCCACCTGCCCTAACTGCTGTGCCATTTAAACACCTCCGTTGTAGGTTACTTGGATTTGAGGGGTCAGAATGGACGTAAAGAACGATGGAGCCATCTTTTCAACGGTGATTGTTCCATCCGGAATCTGCCCCAGGACAAGCCCTTCCAATTCATCACGGCCAGCCTTTTCGGAGTCAATCTGCGGTGTCAGCGTCTCATTCAAAAACTGTTTGATGGCCTGACCGCCCTCGTCAAATTTGGCTTTCAGCTCCGCAGCCGTCAGGCCGCCCACGTCGTTCGGTTCATCGTCCAGAGCGGAGATGATCGCCATGTCCTTCTCAAATTTCGACAGAGCCATGTATCAGGCCCCCCTTTCCTGCGGGACTTCTCCCGTCTGGTTGATAACCCGCTGCAAGGCCCCATATCCGGCGCCGCCCCGCAGCGGTGGATTTTCCTGCCCGGTGGGCGCGGGGCCGCTTCCATCTCCAGAGATACCGCCTGCGCCACCCATCGCCATTGCCATCTGCCGCTGCTGATCTGCCTGCAATACCGCGATCAACGTCTCCCGGTCTGTGATCTGACCGGCAGGCAGGCGCTTCAAATACTCCACTGTGGAAATCTTGCCCTGCATCAGCAGGTTGTCCAGCGTCTGCATAGAGGCGATTTCGGACCAGTAAGAGGATGCTCCCACATCCAGGTCCACAGTAAAGTAGTAGTCTTTCAGGCTGGAAAAATCGAACGGAGCCAAGACCTTCCCATTAGACCCCGGCATGGTGAACATCACACGGTTGCCGCCTAGCTGTGTCTGGTCAATGGGAATCTCCACGTAGCGGTCCCCGTAATACTCGCCCATAAACTCCATGTAAATCCTGCCCTGGTCTTCAATGGCCTGCAGCAGCGTTTGCTTTGTCAGCTCCATAGGAGTCGCCGCCGCCCGCTGTAGGGCAATGATAGCGGAGGTGTTGTCGGGCCGTGTATCGCCAAGGGCCACGTCGGAAGCGCCCAGAAACCGCTGGGTGTAGGAGATTGCCAAGTCAATGAATTGGCTGATCTGCGGAGAGATGGTGGCCGGGTCGATGATCTTCGCCACATTCTCCACGCTGCCGTTGACGGCGATGGCCGCGCCCACCCGATTGCTCCACTTGGCAACCTTCGTCTTGTCGAAGATGATCTTGGGATATGCCAGCATCATCAGAGAGATCATGGACATGGCAAACAGTTTGTTTACGAAAATCTGGTTCGGAATGAGACCTGTAATCATGGCCTGCCCATGGTAGCAGTCCTGCACAAAGTCCCAGGACATCCAGGAGATGGGATACAGCTTGATTCCAAGGTCCCATTCAGGCTTGATCTCCTGATTCTGCGTGCATTCATAACCGTGGATGGTTCCGCTCTCGTCATCCCGCCACAGTCGCAGCAGGACGGTAACTTTATTGCCGCCCAGCTCGTCCATGCGGCTATCCCCGCTCTGCTTGCTGTCAGCAGTGATGCTATCCGCATCATCCTCGCTGACGCCGTTTGCGATTGCCCGCTTCTTGGCCTCAGAAACCAGCATCCGGCGTTCAATCATGATATAGGGCTGACTCTGAACGTCCCGGCTGTTGGGATTTCCAAACAGCACCTGTGTGTTCATCAAAACTTCCGTTTTGATTGCACCCTTGCTTGGTTGCCCTGTCTCTACATCAGGGTCCCAATAGGTGTACAGACAGCCGTCCCCATCCACCGCGGCGTTCCTGGCAAACTCGCGGATACAGGCCCCCATTTTGTTGAACTCGAAAATGGACTGGAATTGGTCATTCAAGAGGTCTGTCAAAATCTCCGCATCCTGCCCTGTCAGTTTCCCGTTGGAGGGCAGCGGTTTTGCATGGAGCTTCAGGTTGTCTGTAGACACATTTGCCACAGAAAACAAAACGACACGTTTCAGGAAATTGAAAACAGGAGTCGGAAGGCCATTGCTATGTACTCCCTCCCACTGCTTGCCAATGAAAAAGTTCTCATTGACATTTACGCAGTCATACAGCTGGATGCCCTGATTAAACTGGACCCCGGCCTGATACTCCGCAGACACCTTCTGAGGTGTCGGATCAAACTTCTTCATTGCTCAACTCCTTACTTCACGTTCCCGGCATACCGCAGTTGAATGTCCGTCTCCAGAACAGTCGCCGTCGCGGATGCGCTCTTGCTCTTGAAAATCAGCTTGTAGAAGGTTGCCTTCTTCACCTTCAGCTTCAGCCGGTCCACTTGGGGTTTCCGGTTGGTTCGGAAGGACCAATGACGGAAATCCGCATGGGTGAAGGTCGCCAAGCTGGATGCCACAACCTTCTCCGGGTAGTCGCTCCTCCGGTTACTCTGTGCCGTCACTGTGATCCGGGCGTTGGTTTCCGGCTGGATTGCAACGAACAGCATGGGGGAGTATTTCAGCAGCCAGTCCTTGTCAAAGTCCATGGAGCCAGTGGCGGCATAGGCATCGATCTCTTCTGTATCATCATTTCGATACTGCCGGGACAGATGCTTGATTTTTCCATCCTCCGTGATGCCGTAGGTGTCATCCTCCACATCCACCATCTGCTGGAACGGCATATTGGTGTAGTAATACCAGCTGTCATTTGCGTAGTTCAGAATGACAGCGTTTTCCTTCCACAAAAACCAGTATTCGTGCTCCCGCTTTCTGTTGAAGGTTCTGACCTCCGAAAGCGCCCAACCGCTGATCGTGGCCGCGATCCGGTCTGAAATGCGCCGTGCATTCTGCTCATTGTCCGTGATATTCCCGGTACTGGAGGTAGACCGCCACTGGTAGATGCTGCTGCCGTCCAGTGTCAGCGGATTGTTTTCCAGTAACCGCACCTGTCCGGGAGCGTCATTCCCGATCTGCCGGTTGACCGGAAGCACATAAAATCCGGGCGTGGTAATTCCGGTGTCCAGCGTCACGGTGCTGTAGGTGATCGACCATGCGCTGTCCCGCTTGAAGGCCAGCATCCGGGCATAATGTCGCACAAGAGCGGTCAGCGGCGTGTTGCTGTCCCCGATGGCCGCCTCGTATAAGTCCGGGAAATAATCCGCCGACGCGAGGCCGGTGTCTCCGTTGATTCCGCTGTAGATGGTCCGATTTGTCCCATCTCCATACAGGAACACACGGGTATCGTTGGAGCCGTTGTAGAGCTCGGAGAAGTGCATCCCGGTCACATCGCCACGGGCGCCATCGCCTTTTTTGTAAGTGATGGTGACAGTATTCGTCCCCTTGGCTGGGGCTGTGTTGAAGGTCACTTTTCCAGCCGCGGTGTCGGCGGTATACTGCACATCTGTCCCCTCTACCGCGGTCACACTGTCGATCTCTTTCTCCGGCAGGAAAAAGTCTTTCGCCTCGCCGTCCGGGGAGAAGCGTACACGCCGCAGCCCCGTCAGCCGGTTCACATTCTCCAGCTGTGTTCCGCTGCCCTCCGGCGTGGTTGCTGTCTGTACCAGCGGGATATAGCCCTCCACATCCTGAAAGGTCTCCTCTGCTTCTCCAGTCCAGCTCTTGTACTCATGGCCGTTCAGCAGATAAACCTTCTCGTCAAAGCCGAAAAAGGAGGTCTTGTCCTGGGTACAGGTCCCTACTGCCTTTACACTCTCCAGCAGAATGTCCACATCGAAGATCACACCGCCAAAGGCGCACAGCAGATGGTATTTCCCTCCCACCATGCCATACCAGCAGCCGCAGAATACCGGATGCTCTTCCACGCCTTCTTCCTGACTGTCCGCCCAGCTATCCCAGGCAGAGCGAAGGGAAAGGAGTGTCTGCGTACCTGGACGGATTTGGAGATGGCCGTCTCTGGTAATGGAAAAGTTCCGCATCTCAGAGAGCTCTCCGACTCTGATTTTGGTGTCGCCATCCTGGTTCTCGTTCAGTCCCAGAAACTCCTTGATTTTCAGAATGGTCAGATTGTTCGATGTGGAAATGCTTGCCACAGGTCAGTCACCCCCTCCATAGGTCAGATAATCGTCTGTCATTTCTCCGCCGGTCATCTCGTCATCGTAGTCCGTCATCCCGGCGCTATCGAAGTCCTCCACTTTCGGCGGAACCGGTTTCTCCGCGCTCAGTGTCCGGGTGACACAGAAATAACGGAAGGCATCGCAGATGTGGGTGATCTCATGGGGTTCCGTGGCACAATCCGACGGGTTTTTGTCGTCGTGCTGGATGGCTGGAAGATTCGTGCAAAGCCCCTTACAGTCCTGCGTCACCAACAGGCCCGGCCGGTCCTTTTCGCTGTTCAGTGGTTTCAGCATCTCCTTGACTGCCATCCAGCCCTGCACACGGTTGTTGCTGGCCCGAATGATGCCAACGCCGTTTTCCATGAACAGCTCTGCCATGCTCTTTCCGCTGTCCTTCTGCCGGTTCCACATATCCGGCGGTGCCGCCGTGAACTCGATCTGCTCCCAAGACGGCGTCAGGTCCAGCATCAGCTTTGCCGCCTCGGATACAATGATGCCGCTCTTCTGTACCTCGCGATACACATAGCAGCGCCCATCGAAATCAACAGCAATCCAGAGGCAGGCAAACATATCCAGGCCATAGTCGAACGCCCGGTACTTCTTCCACTCCGCCGGAATCCTCCAGAACGGTTTGATAATATGAGTCTCCGCCCGGAACTCCGGGAAGAACGTTCCGGCCAGAGCGTCCCAATCGCCATACCGCCAAGCCGCCCGCACATCGTCCGGCAGCAGGTCCAGCATCTGCACATACTCCGGAGACGCCTCCAGCAGCTGGGGATTATCGTCCACCGTGGCGTGAATGAAGGTATAGTCCTCTGCCTTTTCTCCGTTTTGATACTGACGGGAGATAAACAGGCGTTTAACCCACATGTGCCCAACTCCGCCGGGGTTACAGGTCAGGTACATCCGGCGCGGAAACTTCGTAGCACCACGCAGACAGGCGCCCAGTGTTCGGAACTGGTATTCCGTGAATTGTGTCGCCTCGTCCATGAAAATCCAGTCGTATTCCTGGCCCTGATATTCCACATCGTCTCCGCTGCTATAATGTCCGAACTTGATAACACTTCCATTGGAGAAGAAAAACATGTGCATGGTGGCGTTATATGCTGCGATCTCTGCCGGAATCAGCTTCCGCATGGGCAGGATCATCGTTTGCTCCAGTTCCGGATATTCTTTTCGGACAATCAAAATCCGGATTCCCGGATAGGTCATCGCACCGCCAATCGCTTTAATCCGCACAACATGGCTCTTCCCGCCGCCGCGGGCGCCGCCGTATCCAACATAGCGAGACCGCGCCTGACAGAATTGCTTCTGCTTTGGGTTCAAATCTCCCAGAGCCAGATTGACGGCTCCGCTGTTGTTTCGTGCTTTCTTGTTTGCCATGCGCTCACCTTTCAGGGAATGACTAGGGGAATAGGCCCCCTTGCGGGAGCCTATATTGCTTACTCGTATGCCTTATCGGCTTCCATGCCGCAGCAGCCGTCCTTGATCTGGATGCACCGCATGACCTGGCCGGAAGTCAGCGTCACGCCGCCGGAGGGATAGGTCTCAGCAGTAGAGCTGTACCGGGGGTTGGTCCCGTCCACCGTGTACTTGTACACATTGCTGCCCGGTTCGGAAATCGTGACTTTGTGCGCAGAAATGGACAGTGTGGGAGCCGACAGAACAGCCGCGTTACTGCCGCACACCGCAACGCCGTCGCCCTTGGTTGCCAGGATAAAGCTGTCGTAGTAGGTGACGCCCTGCACCACAGGACCGGCATAGCCCTGTACCTTGGGCAACACGTCATACTGCTGCAGCTTTACGGGGTCCACACTGGATCCCTTGTACTTGATTAGGAAGTACACGCCGGAGGGCAGATAGCTCTTGGGAATGGTGACGACTTTCGTTCCGTCCACTTCACCCACAACGCCTTTTGCCAGCGCCTTGGTGCCCAGGCCCTCCAGATTGATGAAGTCCGGGTTCTGCTTCAGCAGCTTGTAATACTCCGTGGGGATGTACAGTGTCCGGTTCTCCACCGGGACAAAGGCGTCCGTCATCTGGGCGTTGACATCGATGATGTACTCCACAATGGTGCTCTTGGTGGGCGCTGCGGAGGGCTGATACTGGATGTTGGCGCCCTCACACCACTTTCTCAGCCGGTACTTATCCATGTTGGGGATAGTGACCTCGTCCAGCTGACGCCGCAGGGACTTTCCCGCTGACTTCTCGATGGCCTGATCGCTGTTATCCAGAGGCTCAATGACAAATGTAAAGGCAGGCGCCTTGTTCATCGTCATCTCCTGGATCGTGTCGCCCAGGTTCTTCGGGGTGCCGAACCGGTTGCCATCTGCAGTCCGGTTATAATCGGTCTCCGGCACAGTATCCACGGAGTAGACACGGATGGTCTTGGCTCCTACAAAGGAATATTCGTGGCCCGCGGCGGAGTCCGTGATGGATGCCTTGTGAAATCTCTCTGCGATTTTGTCTGCGTATTTGACTGTGTAATTAACTGCCATGTGGCCCTCTCTTTCTTTTCACCAGATGCAAGAAGGCCCCTGAAATCAGGAATCCCAGCCATCCAGGAACGGGTCCTTGTTCTTGTTGTCCGCACCGGCAGACTTCATGCTGCCAGTGGACCGCTCCGTATTTTTCTGGTTCTGCTTGATGGCAGAAGCATTGTGTTCTGCCTTGGCGGCCTGCTCATTCGCCCGTGCCACCTGCCATCTGGCATAGCTGGCAACCAGGGAAAGGCCGCTTTTCACGCCGTCCCATACCTCTTTTGGAATTCCCTTCGGGTCCTTTGCCGCATCAGGAAATGTCTTTTGAAACTCTTGAATATCCGCCATCCTGCGCTGTTCCGCGGACTGCTTCTGGGCCTCGGCGTCCCGCTGCTCCTTCTGCCTCTCCGCTTCAGCAGCTTCCTTGGCGGCTACGGTTGCCTCACGGTCCTCCAGCTCCACAGCCCTTTTGGCCTCTTCTGCATTCAGGCCCTCGGCTCTCTTAGCTTCCTGGCGGATGTGGGCAATATAGTCCGTGGTGTTCATGCCTGCCTTGTTCGCAAACTGGCTGAACAGGTCCATCACAGGCCGGAATTCCTCATACTTTCCGTGAATCCGGTCATAGTCCAGACCCTTTTGAGCAAGGGCCGTCAGTTCCTGTTCGTTGACCGTCTTGTCCTCGCCTAAATGGCGCAGCGTCCAGGTTTTCGGTGTGGTCTCCGGTTCCTGGGCCTCCGGTGCTTCCTGCTTCTCCGGTTCAACGGCTTCGCCCGGTTTGGCGTCAGTGTTTTCGTTGCCAGCAGCAGATGTTTCCGGCGACTTCTGCTCTTCATCAGCAGGTGTTTCTTCATGCTCTGACTCCTGTTCTTCCGGCTGGTCTGCCGGGCTTTCCAGAGTCTCCGCCCCGTCGAATCCATCCATGAAGGAGTCAACCGTGGTCTCGGTCTCCTGCTCCAAACCGGTGGTATTCTCTTCCATTGGTTCCTTCTTTCCCCGCCTGGTCTGGCGGCGTGTATTTCAAGCGTCCGTGGTCTCGGGCGTCTTGTTCAGAAAAAACAAAAAAGACGCCAAAGCCGGGATCATTCCCAGCTCTGGCGTCTTGCGCTCTAGCTTGTTATTTCATTTTGAACTCCGGCAAATTGCCGGTGATCTCCTGCCCCATGAAGATTGTGGGCCACCACTCCCGCCTGCACTTGCGGCAGTATACCGGCGTCCCATACAGAACCGTGTTTCCCGTAACCTTCTGGATACCCTTATGGCATTTGGGGCAGGTGTACCATCCATGTACTACCATTGGCCGAACCACCCGTATTCAATGCCGCCCCAGCGGGAAAGGTAGTTGTCTCCACCGCCTCCGCCGTACACATCCTCCACGCTCTCGATGCCGGAGGATGGCAGACGGCTTTTGGCCGTGTTCAGATTCTCCAGGTATGTCTGCCAGAAGAAGTTCGCCTGTGTGGGGTTTTCTTCCGTCAGAAGCAGTCCGGCCAAGCCATAGGGAAGCACATTCCGGCAGATGTAGTCATCGAGGTCCAGGTAGTCATCCAGAGACGTCACACTGACCAGAGATGGTCGGGTTTTCGTCCCATCCGACAGGTCCGGATACGTGTCACTGTAAGGATAGACCTGATCCAGCAGCGTGTTCAGGATGTTTGGCGTCCGAAGCGCGTATTCGTTCGTATCTGTTGTACGGGTCGCGCCTGTGGACTCGTTCTGCGCATCCATCAGGTGGATCGCCATATCAAAAACATCCTGCACAGATGCCATTACAGACCTCCTACATCAAAGCCATCTTTGCCATTGACTGAAAATGTCATCAGGTTTTGGATGCCCTCGTCGATCTCCTTGGACCGGCGCTGCTCGTCCCTGTCATCTTCTGCCTGCGGGTCCGGATTCTTCTTCGCCGCCGCTTCCTGCCGCTCCCCTCCATTTGTGAAGGAGCCGACCTTTACCCCGGCCAAGGCAACTACAGCGCCAAACAGGAAACACGCCAAATACTCCATCATGCGAAATCACTCGCCTCCATGTTCTTTCCCATCTGGACACTGACTTTCACTTCTGCATTGGCTTCCACCTTGTCCTGATATCCGCCGTACCGCTTCTGTTTCAGCGCAAAGATCGGCATCGGGGCTTTCGGATTCCGGTACGCCATCTGAACAGCAGCGGCGGACATCCGCATGTAGGCCATCTGGATCGTCTCCTGCAGGTATTCGCAGCGGCGGCCATTGTACCAGTTATCCAGCGTCATGAGTGAAACACCCAAGTACACGCCAAGAGAAAATTCCTCGGGGATATCGCCGCGCTCCTCACACTCTGCAAAGTAAGCGTCTAGCTTTTCCTGCAGTTCCTCCGCAGTTTCATATTTCGCCCCCGCTCCCGTCCGCTTCTCCGCTTTCGGCTCCCCAGCCGCTTTTTTCGCTCTCGGCATGTCCTCACCGCCTTGTATCAAAATCGCCCCACCGCTGCTCTCTCCACGTAGGAACGCAGCTGTCAACACAAGCGGTAGGGCAACCGCACCGCATGTCGGCTTCGATTGCGAAACTCTGGTACGGTCCCCCAGTTTCTAGTCCCCATTATAAGCCCCGCGGTCAGGGCAGGGCTGGAGGAACACCCTGCCCGCCGCAAGTGAGAAAAGAAGATGGTAGGCTTTCGCCTATCTATACTCTACCACAGATCACTTCCAAATCGTTCAGCATATTTTATGCACCCCTGTTTTGTACCCGATAATAGTATTTTAGAGTCAGATTTTAGAACATATCCCACCCGTTTTTCCGGTATCCCCCTGACCTGTAGAGAGTTGAGGGGATATAGGAAATATAACCTATGCCGTTCCCAGCGAGGCCGCCCGTTTTTCCGCTACCCCTCCCCCCTTGTTATCCATCATCTACAGCCCCGGGCACCTGCACACCACCGGCCACGCCCACGCAGGCCGCAGGGCCGGGGAGACATCAAGCTGCAGCCAGGGCGGCCAACCGACACAAAAATTACACAGAAACCCAAAAAACCATTGCAAACACTAGATTTGCGTTTAACAAATAGTTAATTCCCATTTTCCCGAATTACCTCCTTGTTATTTCTTTGCCAATTTAGTTCAATTTTTTTAAGTATTTCCGAATGGCTCTTTCTTGTGCAAAATCTCCTTGCAAATTGCTTCTCCTAGTCTATTATGCTCCCCATCTGCTCCTCCTCACTGTTTGGGCTTTTGCCAGAACGACAGACAAAGCAAAAGCGCCACCAGCAGGAGCCAGTGGCGCAAGGGGGTCTGTTAAGGGGGGTTATATTCTTTCTTGTTTCTTTGGGGGGATTATAGGGGGGATAGAGATAAGGGGTTTAAGGGGGGAAGAGAAAGGGGGGAACAAGGGGGCGTTTCTTTGTTCTTTCTTGGCTAAATCTTGTCCTTGATTGCCTCAATAATCCATTGGTTGACACTGATTCCGGCGGCTGCGGCTCTGGCCTTGATTTGGTCTCTGCTGATCCCGTCGGAGCCATCCAGGCGAACCCGGAATGTGATGTTGTCATAGGTCTTTGCGTTGTACAGGTTGCGCGCGGGCGCGGTTCTACGGTTGCGCTCTGTCCTGTCTCCCATCCTATCACCTCCTGTTGTGCCGCATTATACCATATATGCCGCAGCAATGCAAGCATTGTCAAAATTCAATAACACCAGACGCTTAAAACTATGCAAACCGCCAAAAACGCAAAACGGATATTGACAATGCATGCATAGTCGGCTATGATTAAGCCATCCCAAGCGGAACACCGCAAGGGTGACGGCACCTTGACAACCGAATATCGGCACCGCTATAATGGGAAACGAGGTGATAGCGATGGACAAAGAAATGCTGGAAGCAATTGGGCAAATGATGGAATCCCAAACAGCAAAGATCAATCTCCTCATTGAGAATGATGTTACAAAGAAAATCAATCTCATTTATGAAAAGCTCGACAGCATTGATGAAAAGTTGGAGAAAATGCCAACACCAGAAGATCTTGCCATTGCCAACGGACGAATTGAAGTTTTGGAGGCAATCGTCAAGAAGCTGTCTCGTGAAGTCGCAGAGTTGAAGAGAGCCCAATAACTACATACCAAACAAGGCGGTGCCGGTATCCGGTGCCGCCTTTCTTTTATAGCGAACAGCAACCACGAAAAACAAACAGGAGGACAACACCATGACAAAGTATTTTGTGAACTGCAAGACTCTGGACGAGCTGAAGAAAGCCTATAAGGCCGCGGCCATGAAGCATCATCCCGACATGGGCGGCAATACGGCCACCATGCAGGCCATCAATGCCGAGTATGAAGCCCGGTTTGAGGTCCTGAAGCGGAGCCAGAACACCCAGGCGGCCGAGGACACCACCGGCCGGACTAAGGCCACCACCGAGAGCGCCGGTGACTTTATCCGGATCATCGACCAGCTCTTGAAGCTGGACGGTCTGGAGATCGAACTGTGCGGCCGCTGGCTGTGGATCGGCGGAAACACCAAGCAACACAAGGAGGCGTTAAAGGCCGCCGGTTGCCGCTGGTCCTCCACCAAGAAGATGTGGAGCTGGCACTTTGCAGAGGACGGCAGCCACTGGCACAGGGGCAGCAAGACCATGGCGCAGATTCGCAGCAAGTATGGCAGCACCACCTTCAGCCGTGACGCCGCCAGAAATGACGCTCTCCCCGCTTGACGGGGAGGCGTCCAGGATAGAAGGAGGTCAGAACGATGCAGGCATACAGAGGCTACTATATCGGAGAAGGGCCGAATGATTTTCACAGCAAGGCGGAGATTGATTGTTTTCTGCGGGAAAGAGCCGTAAAACGAATGAAGCTTCTTGTCCATTTCTTTTGTAGGGGCGGAGACATGGCGGCATCTAAAATGCTTTCCGATCACGAATTGCAGATGATGCAGCAGAACAATTTTACCCCGGCCGAAATTGAGGAGCTTGAAATTGAATTTATGCAAGAGGAAGCAATATGAAAATCTACTTTTTCACCAGGAACCTGGAAACCGGCTTGATCTATGCCGGCTGCAAGGCCAACGGGAAGCGGTTCACCGCTCCCGTCTGGAAGCAGGGAAAAACGTCCTATGTTACCACCGGAGCGGCCATCACAAAGGACCTGAAGCGCCACACATTCACCAGCAACCAGGAAGAGGCCCTTTCCCGGTTTATCGCCAGCAGCTCCCAGAATATGGAGGACTGGAGGGGGATTGAATGAACTGGCAAGACCTTTTCCAGCGTTGGGGACAACCCAGCACAGAAGCCAGGATTGAGGTCCGAGACTACCTGCTCCGCCCGGACCAACTGACAGCAAAAGAAATAAAGCACTACGACGAATCAGCAGAGCAGACAATCAAGGAGCTGGAAGATACAGCCGCGGCCCTCCGGGAATACCGGCTTGTGCTGGCGGCCAGATATGCGGAGTTGTCCACGATGCCCTACACGCTCCGGCTGGAGCTGATCCGGGAAAGAGGCTGGAAAGGCCCCGTCACCTATTGGCTCCGGCTGGTCCGGCACTATGAGGACGGCCACGAGGAAGAGGAATGGTCTAAGGACTGGCCCGGCAACGAGCGGCACAAGGCATTGAAAGCCTACCGGGAAGAGCTGAAAGCCCGCCCCGGAATAGAAACAAAGCTGGACATAGAGAAAAGCCGGTGGGAGCATTGACGCTCCCCCGGCGGGATGTTACAATTAAATTTAACGGAGCCCGCATAGCGGGAGAAAGGATCAAAAGCCATGAAACAGATCAGCATTAACAACGGCGCAACCTACACCACGCCCGCCGAGGCGCTGGAGGAAATCAGCCTTGACACTATGGCTGAGTACATGGATGACGACACCCGCGAGGCCGTGCATAACGAGCTTGCGCCCTGCTCCGATATTGAGTTTTTGGAGCGGTATCTTGAGATTGCACCTGATGACCTGATTGTAGGATAAACCGTTGCCCGCCCTAGGGCTTCCTGGGGCGGGTTTTCATGTCTTTCAAGCAAAGAAAAGCCGGGGCTTTTTCGCCCTGGCCTCTCTAATTTCACATCATGTTCACAGTAACAACACAGAACCATTGATTTTTATAGTTTCTATTTTACAGACTGTTTAATTTCATCGAATTTCATCCAACGGCTGAAATCACTGTCTTTCCCTTGCAGCTCTAGCTTTTCCGGCATCCAATTAAGTTACCTTATATTACTTCAAATTACCCATGAAATTCACAGTAAATTCACAGTTAGCGGTGCATAACATTCACAGTGGAAAACTATGTGGAAAACTATCCCTCTCTGGCGTCCATGTAAGCTCCCAGCAGTTGGGCCGCAGTTGCCTTGTGCTCTTGTCGCAGATGGGTGTAAACGCTCTCCAGAACCTCCGGTGTGTCTCCCAGTATCTCCGCAGCCTGCCGGGGGTCAAGCCCCGCCTCATAACAGATCGTGGCGAAGCTATGGCGGAAGCAATGTGGCGTGATTGGGAATGTCTCATGGATTTTCCCGTCGCTGGTCTGGACGATTTCATTCAGCCCCACATCCTGGCAGTACCTCCGCCAGTTTTTAGCGATCTCCCCTTGTTTCATGAATCCTCCGTCTCTGCCTGGGAAGATCAGCCCCGCTCTGGTTTTGGGCAGTGCGTCCGCCAACGGCGCAAGCAGTGGAATCTTCCGGTTTCCGTTCTCGCTTTTCAGGTGGTTTTCCAGTGTCGGTGTGGTGCTGTAGGCGTAGTTTAGTTTCTTGGTCACATGGATGACCCCGGCTTTCCGGTCAATGTCCGCATAGGTCAGCGCCAGGGCTTCTCCCCGCCGCATCCCGGTATAAAGCAGCAGATACGGAAACAGCCACCAGTGGGCTTTCTTCTCCCGCCCCGCTGCCTTTACGGCGGCCTCCTGTTCTTCGGTCAGCGCCTCCCGGTGCTTCACAGGCAGCCCCCGGCTCTTCTTGATCTCCGCGGCCGGAGAGATATCAATGTCTCCGGAGATCACCGCATGAGCGAATATCATCTTGCAGACACACAATTCAATAGAAACGCTGTTGGCGCTCCTCCCCTGCTTCTCAAAGGCGGAGATATACCGCTGGATGTCCAGGGGCCGAATCTCCTTCGCAGGTCCGGGAAACGCCTCTTTCAGCCGCTTCACGGCGTAGGAGTAAACCCGCCGCGTGGATTCTCCAATATCCCCTTCATGCTGCACCTCCCACTCGTCCGCGATCTTTGGGAAGTCCCGCCCACGCTCTTTCTGCTCCTGGTATTCCAGGATTTTTCTGTCCACCTCCCGGCAGCTCTTTCCCCGGAATGCCACCCGCTTTCCGTTGATGGTCCGGATCGCCTCGAATAGCCCGTCCGGCCTCTGATGATACTTGCTTTTCTTAGTCATCTTCTTTCCTCCTTGCTTAATCAGGAGGTCTGTGCTATACTGTGAACAGACCTCCTGGCTTCGTCGTGGTTGCTGGTTGGTTGCATTGCCGTCCGGGTGCGTCAACGCCCGGACGGTCTTTCTTTTTACATTCCCGGCAACGGGAATCGCCGCTTCGTAATGACGCGCCCCAGGCAGACCAACATCTGCCCGCTGTTGCGGGTAATCACCACATCCGCGTCCGCTCTCTCCCGGTTCAGGGAAAACAAATAGGTGATCCCCAGAATCCGGTCATAGTGGTATTGCTTAATGACCGCTTCACCGTCCACAGAGAACACGCCAATATCACCATCTCGCAGCGGGTCCTTATTGCAAAAGACCCTGCTCCCATTCGGGAAATACGGCTCCATGCTGTTGCCGCTGATCCGCACAGAGAAAACGGCGCCCTTCGGGTCTCCTGGCTGCAAGGTGTATTCATCGTAATCCTCGCCCATGATTGGGGAGGCCATACCGGCCGCAGGCTCCGACCAGAAGTTTGGGATTGTCGGCTTTTCTTCCTCCGATTCGCCTACATCCCGCAGAAATCTCTCTTCATCTTCCATCCGGGCCATCTCTACATCCGCTACCTGCCGGAGCGCCTGCTTGCCCCAGCGGTCCAGCCCGTCATAGTCTTTCGCCAGCCGCATCGCCTCGCTCGAATAGAGCGGGGCTTTATTTATATCTAATCCAGTCCCCAAAAGCTGATCGCCTGTAATGCCAAGAGCATGTGCCAGCTTTTTTATTTTGGGGACATCCGGCTTCCGATTCCCTTTTTCATAACCAGTGATCGTGGTCTTTGCAACGCCGACCATTTCAGCGAGTTCCTCTTGTGTATAACCGCAGCTTTCCCGGAACTCTTTTAATCTCTCACCAAAAGTCACATTATCGCCTCCTCAGCTTCATTATAAGTTTGCATTTTGCAAATGTCAATGATAAGTTTTCGGAACGCAAACTTTTTAGCCAATATCTCTTGACAAGTTTGCAAATCGAGACTATCATATAACTAGAGTTTTCGGAACGCAAACAGTGAAAGGAGCGTGAAATATGTTCCCTAATCTCCTGGGGCAGAAAGCCCTGCATAAGCTGACAGAAGAGGATATGGCAAGGATCATCGGAGTCAGCCGAACCGCCTATCAGAGCAAAACAAAGTCAGGACGCTTCACTCCCGCAGAGTGCCGTGCCTACTGCCAGTATTTCGGGAAGAAGTTTGAATACCTATTCGCAGAGGACGGTGATGAGTACGCCAGCTAAAAAGGAAGTCCGTATGGAAACACCTGTATTTGCAAATGAAAAGGGCTGTGCCCTTCTGGCCGCCATCGACTCCGGGATCATTCCCGAAACGGAAAGCGGCTATGACACAGCCCGATTTGATAAGTTCTGGTCTCTGTATCTGCGAAATCTGGCCCAGGTCTACAGGGCCTCAGAGCAGGGCGGAAAAGAGCAGCTCCACAAGCTGCCCGATCAAGGCGCCGATCACCAGTAAGAGGACTTGATACCAGCGGTCCAGCTTCTTCCGCTTTTCCATGATCTTCTCATGGTCATAAGTGGCAAGGGCGCAAAGGCCGTCCTGCGTGGCAAAGATGGCTTCCAGGTCTCTCTGCACATCTGCGGAGCAATATCCCCTTGGCTTTGCCATCAGCCACCGCAGCATGTCCGCTTCACGTTCTGTTAAGTCAGAAAACCGGACGCCCTGGATGGTCCTTCGCAGCATTTCCGCTTGTTCGGAAGTCATCATGCGGCAACACACTCCTTGTTATCAGGATACCACATATCAATAAAATCGGCAATATAAACAGATAGGAGATATGACGATCTGAAAATTTCAATGAAAAGGATTCGAGAGCAAACGTGCCAAAAGCGCCTCTTTCAATGCGATGTCTGCGGGGCAATCACTCCGGCCACAAAAATGAGACATAGAGGCGCCACCTTGCCTGGGCACAGGAAAACCATGTATTGCTTTTTCTGCAAAAAGAGAACGGATTTTACTCAGATTGAATAACAAAATGCCCCCGCCAGTGCTGACACCACCGACGAGGGCTGCGGAACCTATTGAAAGCGCCAACAGGCCCGCGAGGACAGTATACCATTCCTCCGGGCGGAAATCAATCGCAAGGAGGAATTTACTTTGAACGAAAACAGCACCATCAAAGACCTGGAGTCCCAGGCACGCAACACCAAGCGGCTCATGGACAAGCTCAACCGGGCGGCCTACGGCATGACCTTTGACGAGGCTCTGCGCCTTCGCCCGTCAGACCCGAACAGCAACCACGACCATCAAGAAAAGGAGGACCCGAATGTCTGAGTCAAGATACTACCGCGACAACCTCGCGGACATTCTAGAATTCACCGAAGGGCGGCACCTGCTGTCCCTGGAGGATGTCCGGCGATTCACCGGCATCAAGAAATACAGCACTTTGAAGAACCGCTTCCCCTTCAACGGCTCCAAAATCTCCGCCGCCACCCTGGCCCGGAGTCTTTCGGAGGTGTCGCAATGATCCTTCAAATCATCGTTCTGACCGCTGGGGCCATCTCCCTGACAAACGGCCTCTTCCGGATGCTGGACAGACTGGAGGGCCGCAGATGAACATTGGAGACAAACTGTGCCTGGAACCCACCATCCCCACCAGCGCCTTTGTGACCGCAAGGACAGGCCCGCAGCCCTGCCGGGTGGTTTCCATCAACGAGCGGCACCATCATTTCACCGTGGAGTTCGATTTCCCCGAAGGCAGCTTCCGGGAAACCTACAAGGAGGAATAACGCATGGACAAACAAGAGTTGAAAAATATTTTGGACAAGCACCTTAAATGGATACGAGGCGAAAATGGCGGAAAACGGGCCAACCTGTTCGGGGCCAACCTGTTCGGGGCCAACCTGTCCGGGGCCAACCTGTTCGTGGCCGACCTGTCCAGGGCCAACCTGTTCGGGGCCAACCTGTCCGGGGCCGACCTGTCCGGGGCCAACCTGTCCGGGGCCAACCTGTCCAGGGCCAACCTGTCCGGGGCCAACCTGTTCGTGGCCGACCTGTCCGGGGCCAACCTGTTCGGGGCCAACCTGTCCGGGGCCAACCTGTCCGGGGCCGACCTGTCCAGGGCCAACCTGTTCGGGGCCAACCT